GAACTTAGACTCTTTCACAACTGCCTTTATCTGTGTCTTGAATGTCGCCATGTACGAACTGAGTTCACTACGATCTTTTGTTAGTTTCGCAATGTCGGATTCTAGTGGTGCCTGTCTCTCCGTGATATCACTACTGAGTTTAGTGTTGCGTTCCTGTAACTCAGTGATCTCCGTATTTATCTCAGAGATCTTATCTTCTTTCTCTTTACGATACGCAGTGTTTACGGCATTGAGATCACGTAGGTATTTCTTTTGGGCATTGATCTTGGTCTTTGCCATCTCCAGACTGTGAGCCGCATTGCGTACCTCGTCCTTGAGTACACTCATCTTCTCTTTCAATAGTCCGTTCATCTTAGAGAACACACCAATGTCTAGAAGGTCTTCGATTACATCACGTCTTGCACCAGACGCCAGTTGCATAAACGGTACAAAAGAACTTGATCCAAGAACAACAATCTGGTGGAAACTCTTGTGTGTCAACTTCAGAATGTTCTTCTCTAGAACCTGTTGGTATTCTTTTGCGTGTGAGTTCTGATTGATCATGTTACCGTTGACCCAGATCTCAAAGATGTTCGGTTTGATGCCCCGAATAATCTTGTACGACTGAGAACCAACAGAAAACTCTACCTCAACAAGTGATCCTTTGTTGTTGATAGTGTTGACCAACTGTGGTTTAGAAATCTTACGGTGGGGTTTCCCAAAGAGACCAAACGACAGGGCATCCAACATGGTTGATTTGCCCGCACCGTTATGTCCCACCACAAGAGTAGTAGGTGAATGAAGGAAATTAATCTCAGTGAAATTATTTCCAGTACTTAAAAAGTTCTTGAATCGGAGTTTTTCAAATTTAATCATAGGTACGTATTATACACTATCCATAACAAAAAGTCAAGTATTATTCTTCTTCAGCAACGAGTCTTCCAACGTTGATGATAAAGAACGGTAAAAGTATTACTGTTCCATAGAACTGTCGGGGTTCGACATCTTCTATTAGTGGGTTATATGCCCAGACTAATTTACTATCTACGAACTCAAGGTCGAAACCAATGCCGTTTCGCAAGTCTAGATTCCATATCCTATTCAACCAAAATTTGTTTATCATTCTTCTTCCTCTGCATCACACCAATTACATTTAGATCCCTTCTCTGTTGAAATGAGACCGTCCACTTTACAATTATGAGTCCACATACCAGACATCACGTCAGCTGCATCATCGACTGCGGACTTCTTACCAAAGATCGCATCGTAATTGTCGTTGAATTTATCACGGTCGGTGGGTCTTTGTTTAGAACCCTTACCTCCATGCCAGTTATTGTTTGACATTGTGAAGTTTGCCTCCCCTTTCAGCAATCTCCTCAACTACGTCCCCGAACATACCTTTATTCTGGTGACTCATCGCCTGATAGTTTCTTTTATCGGCCTTCTTGTTGATACCAGCCTTACGCATTAGTTTTGCTTTCTTTCCGTTCATCCTATTCTCCTAGGCAATTTCTGTGCTTTGCGCTTCTTTCATTAATGAATTTATTTCTTTCTTAATCCGATCCTTGTCTAGATCAGTATGTACAGCATCAATGTAATTATACATCAAGGTCTCGGTATCTTCTACACTTACCGCATCATCGTTTACCGCATCTCCACTAAACTCTTTGAAGTCTTCGGCAATCTTTAGTTCGTGAATCTTCATACTCTGTACACGATCAACAAAACGTTCGAACTTGTAGGGGTCGCCTTTGTTCACAACAATCATCTTAACAAAGTGATCTTCAAGATAACGTAGATCTTCGAACTTGTTCATCTTCTCATGATCGTAGTAGATCTTCTTGTGTATCGTTACTGGATTGTGAACTGGAGTCAGTTCTCTTGTTTCAGTATCAAGAACGTGGAAGTATTTCTTGTCGTCACAATCTGACCAGAAGAACTCCATCTGTGAACCAAGATAGTGAATATTATTCTGTGACGAACGAGTGTGGAAGTGTCCTGACAGAACCATGTCGAATCTTTCAAAGTGAGACATACTCATGCCACCGTGACACGGAATACCCTTGGACATCTCGAACCCATCTAACTCTAGGTGTGCGCCAACAATATCTGCCTTACAGTTCGCAAGGAACTCTAGTGTGTCCTTCTCGTTCTCTGGTGTAATCCAAGGAACCAATGCCATATCCATCTTACCATAACGCATGACAGTATTGTCCAGAATTACATTCACCTCATTCATGTAGTGACCTTGTAACTCTTTGAGTGCGTTCAGTTCGTTGGTGTTCTTGAAGTAGGCATCGTGGTTACCGACAATGATATCCATCGTGATACCATACTCACGCAACTTCTCTAGAAAGATTTTGCGGTTGTGTTTCAGTGCCTTGAAGTTGATCGTCTTACGGTTATCGTAGTAGTCCCCAAGGTGAATGATCTGTTTGATATCATTCTCTAGAAGGTATGGGAAAAAGACATCTCTATAGAACTTCTCTTGATAGTCCATAAAGATGTCAGATGAATTACGAATACCACAGTGCGTATCATTTAAGATCGCTAATTTCATAATATACCTATTACTATTAAAATATAAGTGACATTATACCACGTGGGCAATATAATGTCAAGCACTTATTCAGTAAAGTGTCCAGTCAAATCGGAGTCAACGTTTACTGCCCGTCTCTTACGTTGTTTCTTCTCTTCCTTTGCGTACTGTTTAAATTCGTTATCAGCGTTCTTAACAACATCGATACGTTGTCGTAGTACATCAACAAAGGGTAGGACATTACTATAGTCGGTATTACCGTCATCATGAGTAAGATCAAGGAAGTTCTCGATTCCTGCCTCTGCGATATATTTCATCTTGATATCTTGTTGACGTTTCTCTTTCTGGATTCTACGAAGGAACGCATACCATGTAATCTGAGTGAAGTATGCGAATGCATTTGGTTTACCAGATCGTGTCGCAGCTTCTAGATTGTAGTTCTCGATTGCCTTCAGACAATTCTCAACTGCATCCATCACCATCTCTTCACGATAAGTGTACCTGACAAAGTTTGCCTTGTGTGACAATCCTTCACTGATCTTCAGAAAACATTCTGCGATGTAGTTGGGTACAACTGGTTTTGGTTTTCCCGCTTCCTTACACATACGTGCATGACTGACATAAGTAACCACCGCCTGCGAGAAGTCAGCGTTATTTACGTAATGCGGTTTTTCTTTTGGTTTCATATTCTTCTACTCATTGTTAGTCTAGATCTACCCTCTTGTGAAGGGTGAATTTTAGTTATTTTTATATCAAAAATCTCAAATCCCAAGTTCGTCAACATATCTTCATACTCACTTAAATTCAACTGGAGCGGATCTGCCCACGAAGACTTGTTGTGGAATTCAATCATCATCTCAACACATAAAATTCCGTTAGGTTTCAATTGTTCTGTCCATGTTTCTAAAGCTTTCATCGGATCAAAAGAATGATCAAAAGAGTTGCTATACACTATGTCGAACTTTCCTCTCCACTCATCGTTAACGTTGTGGAAATCCCACTCAACCATACCGTTAAATTTCTTTGCCGTAGGCGATATGTCCGTTCCTATAATATTTGCGTTAGGGTAATACTTTCGGAAATACTTCAGTTCTGTTCCGTTACGTGAACCATGACATAAAATGTTTTCCCGCCGCCCCCCAACACCCTCTGACCGAGAGGAAATATATTCCATAGTACTTTCATGAGCAAATACCCAGTGCAACTTTTCTTTATTAATTGAGATCTGACATTCTCTATAGTCTTTATAATCTTTATATTGAAATTGTTTCATGCGTTAATTATAACATATTACGAGTCTTGTGTCAAGCAAACTCTGCTTCTTAAATCACTGGTAGAGAATCTATGGTCTCTCTGATTATAATAAATTTCTATCCCTTTGGAAGAACATATCGCCCTACCAGTAAACGTTCCTGATTTATACTCCGAACCAATGATCCGCACATCTATATGCAACATAGAGAGAATGTCTTCTAAGTCTTGTTCGGTGTTGTAAGGTATAATCTCATCGACATACTCCACAGCATTCAACTGTGTGTACCGTTCGACTATGGTTTGGATAGGTTTGTTCTTTTCTTTACGATCAAGACTAGGATCTACCTGTAGACCACATATAAGGTAGTCACACTGATCTTTAGCCTCTCTTAACATTGAGACGTGTCCAGCGTGTAACAAATCAAATGCTGAACACGTAAACCCTACTTTTTTCATAATTTCTTCACTTTTCGCTTGACAAAAATTGCACCGAACTGTATAATAGAAGCACTCTTCTGCCAGTCAGTACATGTAAATTTAGTGGACAGTTGGGAACGGTAAAACGTTACTCCCATCACTGTCTCTAAGATCAGTGTTATCCCTTACATTATCTTCCATTTGTTTCATGATCTTTTCAAGTTGTTCTGTGGTCTCTTCTTCCATTTCAACTCTGACCCTTTCAACCTCTTCGATCGATGCCTGATACTGTTTCAACATGGCAGGCGCTGGAAAAGTTATTGCCACAACATGCAAAGTTTTTATCAGACTGTATATCTCTGGATCATCTTGATATGTCATGAAAGGACGGAACGAATGGTATCGAGTTCTGTCGTTGTCGATATCCGTTTGAAGTCTTAACGCTCGTTTTACGACAAGATCATAATCAGTCTCTTCGATAATCTCAGCTAGAACTTCTTCGCCCGTAGATAACTTCAGATGTTTAACTTCGTAGTAATCTATATCACTCATCTTTCTTCCCTTTCAAATTTATCGGATAGATCTTATACTTGAATCCTTCTTTAGTATAAATCTTGATTCTCTCCGCACTGTGTTTTAATGTAAAATTCTTATGACCTTTAGTATGTAGGTCATCCGCAATGTCGTACAATTTAGTGGTCGCATCGTTGTCAGACTTTCTCAATCCTCGTCCGATCGATTGAAGAACTTTGACCTGAGACTTGGAAGGACTAGCGAAAATGATATTATGCAAGTTCCGAATATTAATACCAGTGCTAAAAGTTCCAAGACTTGCGACAATAATTGCATTCTTCTGTCCCTCTACTATTCCTCTGATTTGTTCACGGTCGGTGGCATCTACTTCACCTGACACATAGAACACCTTCCGATCATCGCCTGCCACTTCTTTCACTTGGTCATAGAGTAACTTACCGTGTTTCTCCACAAACTGGAACAAGACTAATGTATTCCCCTCCTGAGATGTGGCAAGATTCGTGACGAACCGTAATCTGTCGGGGTTAGTAACTATGTAGTCAATCT